CTAATAATAAAGAAGAATATATAGTGCCTGAAAAACTGAAAGAAGCCTACAGGCACATTTTACCTCTTTTTCCAGAGAGGTATAAACCAAAAGATAAAAAGACACATCTGATCTGGGTAAAGGAATTAGAGAAGCTAGATAAAAATTATGGTTACTCACCTCGTCATGTGTATGTGATCTTATCTAAGGCATTTAAAGATCCTTTTTGGTCTAAGAACTTAAGATCACTTAGAAAGCTCACACAGCTCAATAAAGAGGGGATCAGATTCATTGACATATTCGCAGAGACTTTAGCTCCAGATATCGATAAATATGAGTTTAGATCCAAAGATTAAGGCGAAAAAGGATCAGGATCTGATCATAGGTAAGGCGTATGAGAAACGCTTTGCTCAGAAACTAGGAGGCGAGATCATCTGGGCAACTAAGGAACAGGATATCTATGAGCACTGGGATCTGGAGCATGAGGGGATTAAATATGATGTTAAAGGCCCTAAAGGAGATTACAACTGGATCGAGTTTCAGAATGTGCTAGGAAATAAAGGCTGGATCTATGGCAAGGCTGATGCTATTGCTTTCTATATTTATGATCTCTGGGTGATCGTAGATCGCTTAGATCTGCTCGAATGGTGTCGCATTAAGATACCAAACATACCAGCAGTACATGAGGTGTCTCTTTACACGCCTCGTAGACGAAATAAACGAAAAGACATCGCTGTGATGGTGAAGCACAGTGACCTAATTAACCTAAGTAAAAGAATATTAACATGACTGAATTATTTACAGAGCTGGGCATTGATATTAAGTCCAATGCTATCGAACAAAAAACCACATGCCCTAAATGCTCTCACACTCGAAAAAACAAAAAAGACAAATGCCTGTCAGTTAATCTAGATAAAGGCGTATACAACTGTCACAACTGTGGCTGGTCTGGTAATGTCAAGCTAAAGCCTAAAGAGGAGTATATCATCCCAGATGCTCATGGTGTAGAGTTATCAGAGCGTACTCTAGCCTATTTTAAAAAGAGAGGGATCTCTGAGGCTACTGTAGCTAATTGGGGGATCACTGAGTCAGTAGAGTGGTTTCCACAGGTAGAGAAAAAGAGAAAGGCGATCAATTTCAACTACTACAGAGATGGTCAGCTGGTCAATGTCAAATACAGGGATGCAGAGAAAAACTTTAAAATGGTCTCTGGAGCTGAGCTGATATTTTATGGGATCGATAATATCAAAGACTCAAAGTACTGCTACATCGTAGAGGGAGAGATGGATGCACTGTCGCTACATGAGGCTGGGATCTACTCAGTGGTGTCTGTACCTAATGGCGCATCTAAAGGAAATCAAAATCTAAAGTATCTGGATAACTGCTGGAGGTACTTTGCTGATATGGATGAGGTGATCTTATTCACTGATAATGATGAGGCTGGCATGTCTCTCAGAAATGAGCTCGCTAGGCGTTTAGGTAGACATCGATGCAAATATGTCGAAATAAGCGATTTTAAGGATGCTAATGATCTTTTAGGTAGTCAAGGCCCAGAAGCTCTGAGAAAGTGTCTTAAAGAGGCTAAAAACTTTCCTATCGAGGGTGTATTAAATATAAATGATATCTGGTCTAGCGTACTTAACTATTCTGAGCATGGGATCAAAAACTACTCACTAGGTTTAGCAGAGAGTGATGACTTCTTTAAAATAGCTCTGGGAGAGTGGACAGTAGTAACAGGCATACCTAACTCTGGTAAGTCAGATGTAATCGATCAGATCGCAGTCAATATGGCTACAATGCATGATTTTAAAACTGCTTTTTTTGCTCCTGAGTCATTTCCTTTTGAGGGACATATAAAGCGTATCGCTAATAAGCTCAATGAGACAGACTGTAGTGTAGATCATCTGAACAGATCTAAAGCCTTTATAGAGGATCATTTTCATTTTGTTAAAATAGATCTAGAGAACCTAACACTCAAGGCGATCCTAAATAAGTTTAGAGAGCTCGTACTCCAGAAAGGAATTAATATCTGTGTGATCGATCCATATAACATGCTAGATCACTCAGCACAGCGAGATCTAAACTATGTGTCTAAGATCCTATCAGAGATCACTCAGTTTGTCCAGCAGACTAATACTCACCTTTTTCTAATAGCTCATCCTAGAAAGATGGAGCTCAACACTCAGAATGAGTTTAAAGTACCTACTCCATACGACATCTCTGGATCATCTGACTTCTTTAATAAATCCTATGGATGTCTGACTGTCTACAGAGAGCTAGGTCATAAAACCAAATATGGATCTGATGCAGTTACTGTCCATGTCCAGAAAGTAAAGCGTAAAGAGAATGGCAAACAGGGAAAATTTGCTATAGCTCCAGATTTTAATCATGGTGGCGCATATAAACATATCGATGGATCTAAAGGCTTTACAGTAGTAACAGATTTACCTTTTTAATATGAAAGCTCCTAAAAGAAGAAAGATGCCCAGAGTGACAGAGAAACACTATGAGGCTATGGCGTGGTGTTTTAATAATGGCATCCACATCCTAGAGTTTCCTACAGATCCAATACCAAAGTCTGATGTCACATTAAAGCTCAGAGTAAATGGTAGGATCATCAGAGAGGGTGATGAGGTCATCGCATGGGCAGATGCTCCTCAAAAGATCTGGGACTATTATTTACACATATATGAAAGGAATGTAGATATTTAGTATATTTGTAAAAAAGCTAAGCATGGAAATTCAACTACAAGGCAGACAACTATTAACCTACTGGTATAACACTGGACAGATCAGTCTAGATAGCTGGACTAGAGTAATGAACAGGCTACTATTCTATAAGTCATCAGAGTATAGACTAGAGCTAAAAGATGGTCAAATAATTATCTATTTCAGCAATAATTAGTATATTTGAATAATTCATCGTTTTTTTTCATAATTCATTTGAGTTAAAGTTATTTTGGTTAATCGTTAGAGGGCAGCTTAGGCTGCTCTTTTTCGTTTTAATACCTTTGTACTATGAAACAGATGGAACAGACTAAAAAAGATGTACTAAAAGCTCTAGAGAGATCTCTGGGGGTAGTTTCAACTGCATGCAAGAAAGCAAACATAGGGCGTACTACTTTCTATCGATGGATTCAAGATGATCCAGAATTTAAAGCTGCTGTAGACGATATATCAGAGATGGCTGTAGACACTGTAGAGTCTAAGCTATTTGATCTAATCACAAAGCAAGAGAATGTCACAGCTACAATATTCTACCTAAAGACTAAAGGGAAGTCTAGAGGGTATGTAGAGAAGCAAGAGATAGATCTAGGTGGAGGCGTTACCTCAACTCTAGTAGAATGGAAACCAGCAGAAAACGAGTAGAGCAGCTTTGTAATAGGCAGTTTTACGATCTTATTAAATCAGATGCTAGGATCAGAGTCCATCAGGGTGGTACTCGATCTGGTAAAACCTATGCGATCATACAATACCTATGCTATGTGCTATCGACAGCTACAGAGCCTCTGGTGATCTCCATAGTCAGAAAGACACTGCCATCGCTTAAAGGATCAGTACTCAGAGACTTTCTAAAGATCACTCAGGAGATAGGGATCTATCAGCTGGGGACTTATAACAAATCCAGTCAGGAGTTTTACTATAATGGCCATGTGGTAGAGTTTACCTCTATCGATGATCCAGCCAAGATCAGAGGTAGAAAAAGAAACATCGCTTTTCTTAATGAGGCAAATGAATTTCATTTAGAGGACTTTCGCCAGATCAATATGCGTACCACAGACTATGTGATCATAGACTTCAATCCATCAGAGCCTGTACACTGGTTATACAGTGAGGTGATCGAGCGTGATGACTGTGACACATGGATCACTACCTACAATGACAATAAGTTTCTATCTAAAGAGCTGGTCTTTGAGATCGAGAGAATGAAAGAGAGAGATCCAGACTACTGGCGAGTGTATGGTGAGGGACAGAGAGCTGTATTTAGCCAGCGACAGATCTTTGGTAACTGGACATTTATCCCAGAGGCTGAGTTTCCAGAGTTTGATGATCCAGTGATAGGACTTGACTTTGGGTACAGTATAGATCCATCAGCTGCTGTCCTAGTACAAAAGCATGGCGATAAGCTCTACATAAAGGAGCTGCTCTATAAGAAAGGCCTGACGAATTATGATCTCCAGAAGTTTTTTAGTGATCAGGGACTGGATCAGGTGCTGATCTTTGCAGATAGCGCTGAGCCTAAATCTATCGAGGAGCTTAAGCAGTTAGGCTGCTGGATCAAGCCAGCTACAAAAGGTACTGGATCTATTAATGCTGGGATCTCACTGCTAAAGGAGTTTGATGTAGTAGTCTCAAAGGAAAGCACTAATTTGTACACAGAATACCTCAACTATTACTGGACAGAGCTTAAGGATGGAACGATAGTAAATAAGCCAGTAGACAAGTTTAATCACTTGATGGATGCTCTCAGGTACGCCACATACAGTCAGTACTCTAAGCGCATCGACTTCTTTGTAATTTAAATAGTACTTTTGTATGTAAATAATTATTTTGTATGGCCTCAATATTGGATAGACTAAAAGGTCTAGTCTCTAAAAATAATCAGTCTACTCACGAGAATTTTAACAGGGCGATCTATAACTATCTAGGTGACACACTCGTGTGGAATCCAGAGAATGACGATACCTACATCAATAAAGGCTATCGCTATAATGCTACTGTATACTCGATCATTAACCTGATCACTAAGTCAGCAGCGACTATCCCTTTTTCTGTCTATGAAGTAAAGTCTGAGAATGAGCTTAAGAGGTATAAGGCCATGACCTCTGGGACTTATAATGACACTGTATTACACAAGTCAGGTCTAATGAGAAAGTCTGCTCTGGTAGAGCTAGATGATACAGAGCTGCATGAATTACTAAACAGACCTAATCCAGCACAGTCTTATAATAGCTGGATTCAGGAGGTGATCGCCTTTGGTAAATTAACTGGTAACAGATATGTCTATGGTATTGGCCCAGATACTGGAGCTAACAAAGACAAGTATAATGAGCTATATGTTTTGCCATCACAGAATATCGAGATCCATAGTGGTGGGATCATGCAGCCAGTGAAAGAGTACACGCTTAGCTATAATGGCACATATCGCATACCAGCTGAGTGTATCATGCACATCAAAGACTTTAATCCTTACTATGATGGTACAGGATCTCACTTATATGGTATGTCTCCTTTAAAGGCTGGTCTAAGAGTACTACAGACTAATAATGAAGCTGTGGTCACTGGAATGAAATATCTCCAGAATCAGAGCGCCAGAGGGATCTTAATGTCTGAGGAGGGTGATATCAATGAGATGCAAGCTAAGCAGCTCAAACAGAAATTCAAGGAGCAGTACCAGAATGAGAACGCTAGAGGAGATGTAATGATCACTCCTAAAAAACTAAGCTGGATCAACTTTGGTCTATCTGCTGCTGATCTATCACTGATCGAACAGTATAACGCCTCAGTCAAGGATCTAGCTAACATCTATCAAGTACCAGTACAGTTACTTAATAACACAGACAGCTCTAGCTACAATAACATGAAAGAGGCTAAGAAAGCACTCTATCAAAATGCGATCATCCCTGAGCTGGTTAAAATCAGAGAGGAACTAAACAGATGGCTCACTCCTAAGTATGGCGAGAAGTTATATATAGACTTTGATTTCTCTGTGATCCCAGAGCTCCAAGAGGAGATGGATAAGGTAGTAGGTCAGATGTCTCAGGCGTGGTGGCTAACTCCTAACGAGAAGCGTGAGGCTATGTCTTATGGTATGGATGATGATACAGCTTTAATGAATGACTACTATGTGCCATCGTCATTAATCCCTTTAGCTAATGAGCCAGATCTATCTGATGAGATCCTACTCGCTGGATCTAAAAGACCAGAGCCAGTAGAAGCTCCAGAGCCAGAAGATGATCCAGATGATGAGGTAACAAAAGCACAGTCCTATTCAGACTATCCTCAAGGCGCTACTAATAACGCCAGACGAATGTT